GCGGTTGCCAGCGGTGGTGGACTGTCCGTGCGTGTCGTCATCACCTATGACGGCGCAAAGCAGGGTCACCTTGTGACGGTCGACATCCTCTGTGGCGTGAAGACGCTCAACACGTCGCTCGGTGTGCCGCTCATTTCGTAAGGAGGTTCTGGTGGGTGGGGACTTCGGTCCCCACCCACTCAGGAGGTCAACCCTGTTTCGCAAGGAACTATGATCGATGTTTGATAATCTACTCAGGCAGATTAAGATAATCGTCTACAAACTCAAGCGGCAGTATGGTCGCTCTGTTACTGTCGTTAGATTAACTAGTGTAACACCCAATGTCGAGACAGGGAAGATGGTCATTGTTAAGCAGGAGATCGAAATCCGTAGAGGCATTGTCGGACCCGCGAAGATGTTGCGGGATTTTGTATATGACCTATCGTTCATTGCGGCTAACAAGAACTTTACTTACGGCGGCTATTTTGATGCCAGCGATAGGGCACTGATTCTTGACAGCAAAGATTTACCTAGCGGTTTTGAGCCTAACTTGAATGACTATGCGCTGATAGATAATGTGCATTATGCCTTTAAAGAAGTGCACCCACTTGCTAAAAAGTATGCTTGGGGTATGTTACTTAAGCAGGTGGATGCTATCCCTACTGAGAGTTAGGGTGGACAATGCCTTTAGATCAGAATCTTCCTAGATGGATATTTGCTTCGGTATCGAAGCATTTTAATGATCGCCGTCAAGGCATCCCTTTATTCATTGAGGGCCAGCTTCGTAATACACGGGCATTGGAAGATTTCATAGAACTCCGTGTTGATGGCCCATATTATACGGAAGTCAGTAAAGGCTTCTGGAATGTGTATATCGAAATCAATGTTCTAATACAAGCGGCACAGGACCAAGCTGACTATCATCGTATCTATAAGTCAGTTGGTATAGTAGCCGCAGCTTTCGAGCAGGTTATTTCAATCTTCAAGTTAGGTGATGGTGTTGACGATGACGATTCGCTCGTGACTTGTCTGAAACTCCTCGGGGACAAGGAGAAGCGAGAGCGCATTCAGATAAGTCATTTCGGGCAAGTCGAGCCGGAAACTGGTATTTTTCAAGCTACGGTTGAGGCTCACTATGAAACACAAATACGCGAATAGGAGGCAGTGATGAGACTTAAGGGAATTGTGGGTGAGATTTTCGAGCCCACTTACGCACAAATTGACCTCAAGAATGCGACCCTTCGCATCAAGGATCGCGCTGGTACCAACCAGCAGTCGATTGAGGTCACCATCGGTGAAGGTAATCTTACCTACACCGAGCGTAAGAACATCGAGTACACGCTAGATCGTGGTATCCTCGATGAGGTCCGTGAGGGCGATGAAGTCCCCATGGATGTTTCGATGGATTTCGTGTGGGAGTATATCACCGGTGGTACGGCGACGGGTGCTGTTCCTACGGTCGAGGATGCTCTCAAGCAGATCAATGCCGCTGCCGCATGGGTATCGACAGACTCGGATGCTTGTCGTCCGTATGCTGTTGACCTTGAGATTGAGTATGCACCGACGCCTGCTTCTTGTGGAGATAAGGAAGTGATCCTCCTTGAGGACTTCCGCTACGAGGAACTGGCTCATGACCTTCGTGCTGGCACCGTTGCTGTCAGTGGGCGCTGCAACAAGAAGGAAGCGACTGTGACAAGGAGCGCACAGTCGTAATATCTCTAAACACCGTACCTACCGGGTAAAGTAGGGGAGAATTAAAATGAAGATCGCAGGCAAAGTATTGGATGGTCCTCGTGAGGAAGTTATTGTTTTCCCTCGTGGCGAGGCCGAAATCGTATTTAAGGCAAGGGCGGTTCTTGATTTCGATGAATTCGAGAAACTTTGCACTCCGCCTGAGCCTCCCAAGAAGTTAATGCCGGGTGGTGCACAGGTAGCCAATCCCGAGGATAAGAAGTACCTTGAGGCTTTGGATGTCTTTGCTGCCAAGAAGACTTCTTGGATGATTCTTAAGTCACTGGAAGCCACCGAAGGTCTTGAGTGGGATACAGTGAATATGGATGATCCAGATACATGGGATAATTTCCGTGAGGATTTGAAGAATTCTGGATTCTCATTTGCGGAAGTTGCTCTCATTATGCAGACAGTCTCTACTGCCTGTGGTCTGAATCAGACGAAGATTGAGGAAGCGACCAAGCGTTTTTTAGCTGGTCAAGCGGAAGCGCCAGAAAGCGCATAATCCCGAAGTTTCGTACTTCGGAATATGCAATCTGGCGTGCCTGTGAGAGACTTAGGATTCGTCCTCCTGATGTTAAGGAAGAATGGGATGATAACAGTAGCTGGTCGCAAGCTATGGTTATCGCCTATAGCCAAATCCGTGAGTATGAAGAAGCAGATGAATACAAAGGACTCTTGCAGGCTAGCGGCCTCAAGATCAAGTAGGGAGGGGCTTTGCCCCTCCCTACTTGGGAGGCTTTAATGTTCAGTTTTGAAATCAAGAGTGGTATATTAAGTGCCGGACGGCGTAATATATCAACTGTTCTGAAAAGATACCACAATCGTTTGAAGCAACTATGGCGTGATTGTGTGAAGGAATTTATTTTATCCACTGTGGATGTTATGAAGATCGACACTGGTATGTCAGTCGCTTCGTTAGCACCATTGGCTGCACGGGTTAGACTCAAGACGTTGATTCTAGAAACAGCACGAGGGAGAGGCCCACGTAAGGGATTAACGAATCTGGATGGTTCCTATGAGCCAACCCGTTATAAGTCTAAGGCCGAGGGTCAGCGTCTTGGGCAAACAGCCTATACACTTGAGTTTGGGACTCCTAGCGCGCCTGATCTGGAGTTCAAATTTGATATAGTAGTTTTCCAGCATCAGTTCCATGAGCCAACGTGGCAGAGTCTTAAGAATGGTGAACAGGCTTTTGTGAATTATTTTGAGCAGAATTTTGACTCCTATGTTGATGCGGACGATCTTGTCCGTTATTTAATGTTAGGAAAGTAAAATGGCCGATATTGACATTCGTGGTCGCGATCAAGGCGCAACCGATATACTCAAGCAGATAGCGGCCTTAGCCGAGCAGGTCGGCGTCAAGTTTTCTTCACTCAAACAAATTATGTCGGAAATGGATAATCAAGGTCGCCAGACGGCTGCGACTCTTAAAGGTATTGATGAGGCTGGTCGTAATGTTGCCGTCACGATTTCTGGATTAACGAGTAAGAAAGATAGATTCCGCATAAAGACCACAGAATCAACAGCGGCACTCAAGGATGAAAACAAAGCTCTTTCTGATCAAGAACTCATAATGAAGCAACTCGCGCAGGCCGAGCGCCAGCGTAATGAGGCGCGTAAGGTTTTGCGCTCGGTGCAAAGGGGCTTCACAGAGAGGGAGCTTTTCAAGCAGGATGTCACTCCTCAAGAGTTCTTCAATCTCAAGAAGGCCGAAGCCAATTTGGCAGATTTCGTTGCCAAGAATAATATCTCTGCCAAGACCGTAGTACGGATTTGGCGTGATGTCGCAGCCAATTCTTTCAAAGCGTATAGGGGTGAGTTGGCAGAGGTCCAGAAACGTACTTTTGATCTTGTCAAAGCGCAGCAAGCAGTTGGAGCATCTGCTAGTAGAGAGATGAAGCGCGCTCAGACGGCTACTCAAGATGCATCAAAATCAGTGCGTGAGTTCACACTCTCATGGGAGAGCATAAAGCGTATTATTGCTATTCAAGTTCTACGCAGGCTCCTGTTTGGACTCACGAATCAGATACGTCAAGCTACTGTACAGATGAAGGAATTTGCTAAGGCTGTTGCTGAAATCAGGACAATATCTCAGAATGCTCAACTTGCTACTGAGGAATGGGAAAGGGGTCTTACACGACTTTCCAATGCCTTCGGCATTGATGTTCTTGACGTTGCCGAAGCAGCCTATCAGACACTCTCCAATCAGGTGGCCGAAGGTGCTGAGACATTTGCATTCCTTGAGCAAGCTATTCGTTTCGGTATAGTAACGCAGACGAGTGCAACTGATTCCGTTCAGTTGTTGACAGCAGCTATTAACGCATATGGTCTTAGTGCTAAGGATGCCGAGAGTGTTGCAGCCTCATTCTTTAAGACCATTGAACTTGGGCGCATACGCGGCAATGAACTGAGTAATACGTTTGGTCGCGTGGCAATCCTTGGTAAGCAACTTAACATCGAAATGAGTGAGCTTCAAGCCGCATTGACTGTACTTACTCGCCGTGGTATTAAAACATCCGAGGCTATGACACAGCTTAGAGGCTTTTTGCTTAAGCTTGTTAAGCCTACAACGGAAATGAAGGTTCTGCTCAAGGATTTGGGTGTTGAGTCTGGTGAAGCAGCTATTGAAGCTTTTGGTCTTAGCGGTTTCTTACAAATTCTTGAGAAACGTACATCCGGTAGTAGTACCGAATTAGCTAAATTCGTCTCTAGAATCAGAGGTCTTATCGCAGCTGTGGGTCTTACTGGTGATGGATTAGAAGCTTTCCGTAAAGATCAAGAAGAAATTATTAATGCTCAGGAATCTTTCCAAAAAGCATCAGAGATTGCTTTTGATAACATTGGACGTAAGGCAGATCAAACTTTCCAAGAACTACTTAATACTATTCGTGAAGATTTCGGTAAGCCAATACTTGAAGTGATTGTTGAAATCAACGCCTCATTTGTTAAATTTTCGGCAGTTGTTAAAAATCTCGCAACAACTGTAGCACTTTTTGGTGGTGCCGGCTTATTACTTCGACTAGCCGCAGGTTTCAAAGCTGTAGCTTTGGCGGCTAATGCTGCTGCTACAGCAACGGCTGCTGCTGGTCAAGCTGCAAAAACTGGTGCTACCATCGCTGGTCTTACTGCTGGTGGTTGGCTCAAGTTAGCTGCCGCTATCGGTTTTATTGGTAAGTCTTTAATTGATAGTTGGATACAGCGGCAAGATGAAGCAGAAGAGCGTTCTAAGAGATTCTTTGAGGCTACTACCGAGGCTGCTAGGAGACAAACACAAAAACGGCTTAAATTCCTTGATGATTTCAATAGAGGCTTACAGGATACTTATGCAAATGTAGCAGCAGAAGTTGCTTCTGTACTCAAAGAGATTGATGAGAGTATCGAAGATCAAATTGATATAGTTAAGGAAGCTGCTAAGACTTTTGAAGATGCTTATGGTGAAGCATCTAAAGTCATAAAGAATGAGCTTAAAGATGTTTCTGATGCACAGAAGAATGCTATACGTGATATAGAGAAGATCAGTAAATTCACTAGAGATTTCAGATTAGAAATTGAAGAAACACTTTTTGCTCGTGATCTTGAACTTGCTCCCAATGTTGATGCACAATTCTCTCGTATTGAGACTCGTATTGATACATTACGAACACGTCTTAATGAAGCTTTCAAGGCTGGTAATGTTGATTTAATTCAAGAGATTGCACGCGATCTCTTGAAGTTGCAATCAGAACTTGATAGCTTGGACCGGAAAGCTATCGAGAAGAATGAGGATTTAGTAGGTGATCTCAAGGATGAGCGTCAAAAGGCCGCTGAGGAATTAGCAAGTATAACACGCCAGCTTGCTGTAGCACAACAGAAAAACGATATTCAAGATATCGAGAAGCTCAAGCGTGATCGTCTTGAGGTTCTTCGTGATCTTGAAAAAGCTGAACGTGATCTTAATAACGAACTTAAGAAATTTCAAAGTGATCGATTAGGCGAATATAAGGATGAGGCTGTAGCTACAATCAATGCTTTATATAAAGAGATTGAGGAAAAAAGTCGAGACGTACAAAATAGGCTTGCTGATGAAGCTATTGAACTTGAAGCAAAGAAACAGAAGGCTGCACGTCGTTTCGAGCTTCTGCGTCTTGATATCCGTCAAATTACACAACAGGATATTGATGCACAATTCCTCCAGAAAGACGAAGAGGAACTTAATCGACTTTTCTCCAAGCGTGTTGAACTCATTGGTCGTGTTGTTCAAGAACTTGAAAAAGCTGGTGATGTTGAACGTGCCAATCTTCTTCGTGATCAGTTAAAAGAAGAAAGAACCCTTGTTACTGCTGAACTTGAAAAGAGAGTTTTCTCAGAGAAATTAGCTGATCTTAAAACAGAGATTAGTATAATTAAAGAGGGTATATCACTTAAGAAAGAGGAATTAGAAGTAACTAATAGGGGGACTGAGCAAGCGCAAGCTGCTTTGCAATACCTTCTTAAAGATTTAGATATACGAAAACTTATAAAAGAATCAAACTTTGGTTTTGATGCAACTATTAGTTATCAAGAAGCCAAAATTCTAAATAAAATATTAGATGATGCAACCGCATCCTTTGAAGATTTCATTAATGAAGGTATCCGTGGTGAGGAAGTAAGGGATACTTTAAAGAATCTCCGTGCAGAATTAGAAAAAGCTGGTGGAGTGATTCGTGGTAGTCGGGCACTTGGAGAATCCTATGTAGATAATCTTAAAGATGAGATAAGGGTTATTGAAGGATTTATACGTCAAGGTCTTGGTCGCGCCGATGAAATAGCGGCTGCTCAAGCAGAGATTCAAAAATATGAAAATCAACTCAAGTCTCTTGAAACAGAACAAGAGGCACTAGCCACTAAGGGTCAGGAAGCAAATAAACGGACTGCTAGGTCTTTTGATGAGATTAGTGATAGTATAAGGACCGCTACTGACCTACTAAGAGGATTACAAGAATTGGCAGCACAAGGTATTGGTGCTGTGGGTCTTGGTAGCCAAGATGCTTTCGCCAGAGGCGGACATGTAGCATCTACGGATACGATACCGGCACTCCTCTCTCGGGGTGAGTTCGTAATGAATGCGAAATCATCACGACAATTCTATAGCCAGCTCGTAGGCATGAATAGTGGCTTTGCGCGTGGTGGCGGCGTATCTACGACCAATGTTGGTGATATACATATCCATGGATTCAAGCCTAGTGGCAACGACAGTGCTGATGTCGTGCGGTTAGGTCGGCAGCTCCGTCGTGAAATTAGGCGTGGAACAGTGAGGCTATCATGAAAATCAAGGGACGTTTCAAAGTAAGTATTTTTGATAAGAGTGGTAAATTAAAAGAGATATTACGTATCCCGAATGGTGTAGTGAATGATGGCTTGATCAAGATTCTAGATGTCATGTTCCATGGTGATAGTCAAATTTCAACATGGTACATTGGCCTCATCAACGGTTCATCACCAGTCTTGGCTGCTACGGATGTTATGATCTCACACCCAGGCTGGACTGAGAATCAGAACTATTCCGAGGGTACTCGGCAGGCTTGGGTCGAGGCTGCCGCAGCACTTGTTAGTGGTACTGTCAAGATGCTGACCACTACAGAGGCAACTTTCAGCATCAATACCAATGGTCAGACTATAGGTGGCATCTTCATAACAAGCGACAATACCAAGGGTGGCACCACCGGTATTCTATGGTCAACAGCAGCTTTTGGTACGGCCAAGTCTTTGGATAATGGTGATACACTCAAGGTCGAATATGAAATAGCGGTGAGCTAATGAGCTTCCAAATCTATTTGGTATCACCAAGTGATGGGATAGTTTTACCGAATCCTGCAATAGGTGATATCAGGCGCTTGGAAACAAGTGCCATTAATCGTGACACTCGTGGTGGCGAGCATAAAGCCTATCACTCCTCAGATTGGGGCACCATAGAGACACACGTCTACGATTGGGCACTATTAACAGGTGATGAGAAGGACGACCTTGAGGATTTCTTTGCTGATAATGGCGGTAAGCAGGTCCATATCGTTGACCATAATGGTGATGAATGGGATGGCATATTCATCACGGACACACTAGATATTCGTGTCTTGAGTGGTGATGATTGCTCCTATTCTGCAAGTATTGAATTTATTGGAGAACCCACGCCATGATATCATTTCAGCATCCATATGCTGCTCCAACTCTTACTGTCAACATCAGAAATCCGGACCTTGGTGATTCCTTACTTGTAGAGAATCGCACACAGGTGCGTCGTGCAATGAACGGCGATCTGCGTTCATTCACGCGCACACCCGTTACAAGACGCTTGCTCCTCACCTTCCGCGAATTGAATAAAGCAAAAGTGCAGGAGATCATAAATTTCCTTACTACAGCAGC